ATAGAATATTATTTATAATATTCTTTTTTTAATATTATTTTTCTCTCATAATAAAATTTTTGTTGGCTTTTGCAAATTCTATCAGTTTGTTAAAATCTTCCTCCGTCATTTCTTCGTTTTCATTTAAAAAACCTTTTCTTTTCAAGATGTTTTTTAGCAATTCTTGTTCTTCTTTTTCTGTTAACCTTTTTCTTTCGCTTTTCATAGGCACATCAAAACCCATAAGCCAAATCTCATCAACATCAAAAAACTCTGCTAACAATGTTAGACTATCTTGCTTTGCTTTATATGTTCCAGAAATCCAATGACTGATTTGTGATTTACTAATACCAGTTTTTTCTGATAGTTCAATAGCCTTTATATTATTAAGGTCCATTATTTTTTTTAATCGATTAGCAAATGTGTCAACTAACATTGTCATCACCTCATAAATTATTATATACAAAAAGTTGGGAAAAAACAACATAAATTAAAGAGAATATAAAAAAAGTTGGGAAAAATTAAATTATTTTGTTGACAAGAAAAAAAATTGATGCTAATATTAAACTAGGTTGGGAAAACCCAAACTAAATGGAGGTGATAAAATGAAAAGAAATTATGATTATTCCAAATTAAGAGGAAGAATAGTTGAAAAACTAGGATCCATCAAGAAATATGCGGAATTATTGAAATTATCTGATACGTCTATCTCAAATAAATTGAGCAATAAAACACCATTTAATCAAGACGAAATATTAAAAAGTATTGAATCAGATGTATTAGATATTGATGTAACGGAAATCCCTATATATTTTTTTACACAAAAAGTTGGGGAAATCCAAACTGACGAAGAATCAGATTCATAGTAAATAGCACGAAAATTCTAGGAGGTAGTTATGAATAGCGAAGAAACTACTAATAAAAATCTTTTAATTGATAAGAGCGAAGATATTATTAAATTTCTAATTAAGTTATATGAAAATCAAGAAAAAATTAAAATTTCTTATCAATTACAAAAATCATAAGGAGGATCATCAATGAAATTAAAAAACAAAAATAAAAATAGGAGGTATCAAAGTGTTTAAGATCATAATAGGAATTATCATAGGGGCTTTAATAACTTTATTAATTGTAAGCATTCAATATTACTTAAAAACTAATCATTTAAAATTAAAATGGAAAAATTTATTTATTGCACTTGGATGTTTAATCATTATTGCATATTTAATTTATAGTTTCATAGGTATGGCAATAGCACCAAAATATACAAAGTCTAACGGCAATGTATGTAAAGGTTTTAAATATGGAATACAAGTATGTAGTGGTGATATAAATGCCGAATAAAAAAAGAATTATGAAAAAACTTTTGACCCATTTCATAATTCTATAATCGTAAATTTAATAAATAAACTTACACCTTTATTTTATCAGATTTTAAGGGGTTAGTAAACAAAGTAAATGAATTGGAGGCGATGTCTTATTAAGAAAGTAAATAACTATTTTTCTCACGATTTTAATGCGAGAAATGATATTAAATTAAAAAAAGTAATTGCTAATTTAGGAATACAGGGCATCGGACTTTATTGGTGTATCATCGAATGCTTATACGAGAATGACGGTTATTTGTCATTCGATGATATTGATTTACTATCTTATGAATTAAGAACGGATAAAGATTTAATATTAAATTTAATTGAAAATTTTGATTTATTTAAGAAAAATAATAAGAATAAATTTTATTCTCAAAGTGTTTTAAATAGATTAGAAGAAATAGAAAGTAAATCAAGAAAAAATCGAGAAAATGCTTTGAAACGTTGGAATAAAAACGATACAAACGAAATGCAAACGGAAAGCAATAGCAATGCGACCGCATTACAACCGCAATGCTATATAAAAGAAAAGATAATAAAAGAAAATAAAAGAAAAGATAATAATATATTATTAACTACAACAGAAGATAACAATATATATAATTATGTCGAATCTAACTTTGGACGAACATTATCACCAATAGAATTAGAGAAAATTGGTCTGTGGTCGTCAGAATACAAAGATGAAATTTTAAAATATGCAATTCAAATAGCAGTTATGAATCGTAAAGCAACTTTTGCTTATGTAGAAGGTATTTTAAAAAACTGGAAAGCAAAAGGTTTTGAAACTTTAGATGAAATAAAAGAAAATGATCTATACGGAGTATTTGCGACTCATAAAAAAGAAAAATCTTCAGAGCCAGAAATCGATACGGAATTATTTGATTACAATTGGCTTGAAGATGATGATCATGATTAAAATAATCAAGATGGCTATATATAATATCAAAAAATTTTAAAATGTCAAATCTTTTTTCAAAAAAACGTATTTCGTTAAAAGTTCAATGTCTAGTATTGAAAGAAAGGAAATAATCATGTTTAGAAATTTTAAAGATTGGCTAGTTTTAAAAATCGATTTGATTACAGAAGCTATCGGCATTAAATTTACTAGATATAAAGGTTTATGGGAACAACAGAACAAAGAAATTGATCTAATGAGATGTTCACATAATAAAGAGATTCAAAGATTAAAAAAACTTGTTGAATCTAAAGATTTAATGATTAATAGTAAAAATATTCAAATAGATAATTTAAAAGACGAGAAATCTAAAATAAATGAAAATTATCAGAAATATAAACAAAAAACTAAAGAACAATATCTTGATCTTATGAATAAGTATCAGGATTCAACATTAAAAGTTCAAGACTTGATAGCAGAAAAAAGAAAGTTGTCATCAAGTAAAGGGGGATTAAATACAAAAGTAAGATACCAGGATAAAAGAATTAAACAACTTGAAACAGAAAATGCAAGTATTAAAAAATTAATTCAACAAGTTGTTAAAGAAAGTGGTAGAAAATTAACTCCACCAACAATCCAGGAATTACGAAATTATAATTTATACGGAAATAAGAAAGGAAAAAGAAAATGAGTAAATTTGAAATAACATCTATCAGAGTTCATAAACTACCAAAATCAGAAGATAGCAACATAGTAGGTATAGCAAGCATTGTTTTAAATAATGCATTCCTAGTAAATGATATTAGGGTAATTCAGGGAAAAGAAAAATTATTTTGTGGGATGCCGTCAAGAAGATTAGAAGATAAATCTTTTATGGATATATGCCATCCATTAAATAACGAGGTTAGAAAGTATTTAGAAAATGCAGTATTAGCAGAATATATCAATGCAGAAGAATTAAAGGAGGATCCAAAGAATGAATAGTGATTTCAATAAAGAATTAATTGATACTAATGTTGATTTAGAAACATTAAAAGAAGAAATTACTTCAAGAATAAATAAACTTGATGATCCAATGTTTAATGTATCGGTTAAAACTACCGAATTATTGCAAATAACAGTTGCAACACAAGATAAGACAACAACATTTGATGTATTCGATGTAACACCAGAAGCAATAGATGTTACATTAAAAAAAATAAATGAATATGTGGAGGGTATTAAAAAATGAATTTTTTAATCGGAATATTAGTATGTATACTTGGTTTCTTACTAGGGAAAAAAAGTGCAAATGATGAAATATTAAAATATTATCAACAGTCAGTAGAATCGGAAATAAAAGCAGCAAGAGTAAATATGGTAATTAGATCATATAGAAATCAATTATTAAGAGAAGAAACAAAAATTCGTGCTCTATCAAAGTCAAAACAAGAAATGAATGCTCTTAATTATATCGATGTAAAAGCAAAATTAGAATTAATAAGAAAAATTGAGGAGGATGTCGCAAATGAAATGTAAGAAATATGATCAAGCATGGTTTGATAATAAATATATCCAATTACTAAATATGAATTGTGGAACATCAGAAAAGAAATTACAAAAATTGAATAGTTTTATGAAACTAGCAAAAGAACATAATATTAAACCACAGGCTACTAAAGAATCAAAAGTAAAATTCGTAAGGGAAGATTATGGAATACCAAAAACAGAACGTGCAATCAGAGCGAGAAAAGCAAAACTCAAAAGAAAACAAGAAGCAAGAGTATAAATTCAAAGATCAATGTGATGGATGTAATAACTTTGATTATTGCAGAGGCTATAACGGTAAAGTTCTATGTAAATCATGCATTGAAAAAGAAACACCAGAATCAAATATCACAATCAAAGGACAATTAACTATATTCGATTTAATATGAGGTGATGATTTATGGATTTTTCCAGGAAAGGCAAAACATCTGTAACAGTTAAAATTTTAGGACTTGATGTTGTTATAGATAAACACTATATCACAATTAAAGATTCATCAAAAGTAAAAGATAGAAAATCAATGGAGTCTGTCTTGAAAATAGCAAGAAACATGGCACTAAAAAAAGGCTACCATTATAAAAGAACTAATAAAAGTTGGATTCAGGAATGGCGAGCACATAATCTGCTTTATAAATTACATTTATTTGAAACTCATACAAAAGATACTGATTTAGAAGAATGCGAGAGTAAATTTAGATTATTTTGTTATAAAATTCTTGGAAGATAGCGGAGGACTTATGAATAAAAAATTAAGAAAGATTATTAATCATTATGGATTAAATAAACAATTAAAATACTTTCAAAATGAGGTATTTGAGTTAAATGAGGCTATTATATCAGAGCGAAATAATGGCTGTTTAGAAAATGCAATTGATAGTGTATTTACAGTATTATTACCATTAATAGGAACAAAGCATGTTAACTATAAAAAAGAGCATATAAAAGAGGAAATCGCTGATGTAATGGTTATGTTAAAACAAATTCAACTTTTCTATAATTTTTCAACAAATGAAATTCAAGACATTATGAAATCTAAAATTGAAAGACAAATAAAAAGAATCGAGGAGGGTGACAATGGCAAAGAATAAATTGGTAGATCTAAATGATCATCTATTTGCAGAATTAGAACGTCTTGGCGATGAAGATTTAAAAGGCGATGAACTAAAAGAAGAATTGGATCGTGCTAAAGCATTATCAGATGTTAGCGAAAAAATAATAAATAATGCAAGTTTAATGCTTAAAGCAATTCATGAGCAAAATGAATATGGTACGGTTTCAAGAGATGTTCCAAAAATGTTATTAGGAGTCACTCAAAATGAGGAAGATCTGGAATCAAGAAAAAGATAATTATTTAAAAGAAATTCATAAAGGACGTTCTAATCAAGAAATAGCAGACTTAATGAATATGAAATTTGATACTAATTTTACTAAATTATCAATAAATAGTAGAAAAAGAGTATTAAAACTCATATCGAATTATAAATATATGCCTAAATATTCGCCAGAAATAATTAATTATATAAAGAAAAATCATAAAGGAAAATCTACGATTGAATTATCTGATGAGGTAAATAAAGTATTTAATATAGATACTAATCCCGATAGTATTCAAAACCTTAAAAGCAGGATCAAAAGAACAGAAGGATTTATATTCGAGCCAGCTAAAAACGACGGTTGTATCAAAAAGGGTAATATTCCAATGAATAAAGGTAAAAAGTGGGATGATTACTTATCTAAAGAAAAACAAGAACGTTGTAGAAAAACAACTTATAAAAAAGGAAATAAATCGTCTAATGCAGTTGATATTGGAGAAGAACACATGAGATATTCAGGGAGTAAGCCCGATGATTTAGGATATTTATATGTAAAAGTATGCGATGGTAAAGGCAATAAGAATTGGAAGCCTAAACAACAGGTAGTATATGAACAACATTATGGTCCAATACCTCCAAAGCATAAAGTGATATTTGCTGATGGTGATAGATTTAATTTTAATCCGGATAATTTAATTTTAGTATCTAATTCAGAGGAATTAATCATGAATAAAAGAAAATTAAGATATAAAGATAAGGAATTAACTAGGACAGGATCAATAATAGCAAAGGTTATTGATAAAACTAATAAAATTAAAAAATGAAAGATTACGAACAGTTATACTATGATTCTCAATATGAGATTAAAAAATTAAAACAGAGAATCCAAGAATTAGAAAACGATTTAATGCTTGTTAAAAAATCAGATAAGAAAAAATTAGATATAAAAAAAGAAATCTTAAAAGAATTTAAAAATTATAAAAGCAAAGAGGTGAGTAAAAGTGAGAAAGTATAGCGGTAGTTGGAATGCCGAGGAAATGACAATCAATTTCAATCAAAAACAATGGCGACAAGATTTAGCAGCATTTATTAGTAAAAAAAGATATTGGTTTCAAACAAGAGTAAGCAGATCAAGAACTATTGAAAATAAAACTAACTATAATGACGCAGTTAAAGAATTTAGTATTTATAATCCACATGGTGGTGAAGAAATTATTAGGTATATGAATAAAAATGAAATAGTTTATACAACTAATGAACAACTATTGTCAGAGTATTACGAAACAAAAGGATTTAAAAGAGATTAGGAGGAATTATGAATTCTGGTAAAGATTTAATCGAGAAATTAAAAAAACGAGGATTTACTGAGAAAATGTATTTTGAATTAGGTAATTCGTTAATAAAAGAATATAAGGGTAAAGAATATCATTATTCAATTATACTTTCCTTCAAAGGAAATGTATATTTAACAAATTATGATGAAAATAATTCAGGAACATTTTGTTTGAATTTAGATAAAGAATTTACGGATGATTTATTATTCATAGTTCCATTTGTAAATAAAGAATAAAAAGGGATTATTTTTATAGGAGGATGTTATGGAAATTGTAAATAAAAATATCGAAGAAATCAAAATGTATGAAAATAACCCTAGAAATAATGACGGTGCAGTTGAGTATGTTGCTAATTCAATAAAAGAGTTTGGATTCAAAGTTCCAATAGTTTTAGATAAAAACAATATTATTGTAGCAGGGCATACTCGATATAAAGCCGCAAAATTATTAAATATAACAGAAATACCATGTATTATTGCTGATGATTTAAGTGATGAACAAGTAAAGGCATTTAGATTAATTGATAATAAAGCCGCAGAATTAGCATCATGGGATATTGACTTATTAAACCTCGAATTAGAAAACATCAAAGATATAGACATGGAATTATTTGATTTTCAAATAAGCAATATTTTAGATAATGTTGTCGATGATGAGTATGAGGTAGAATTACCAGAAGATCCAAAAACAAAAAACGGAAATATTTATAAATTAGGAAATCATTATTTGATGTGTGGTGATAGTACCAATGCAGAAGATGTTAAAAAATTAATGAATAATCAATTAGCAGATTTAATTGTTACCGATCCACCATACAATGTCAATTACGAGGGAAAAACTGATAATAATTTAAAAATTATGAACGACAATATGGAAAATAATCAGTTTTATAGTTTTTTAGAATCAGCATTTATAAATTTATATGAATCCATAAAAGACGGAGGATCCATTTATGTATTCCATGCAGATACAGAAGGTTTGAATTTTAGAAAAGCTATGATGAGTTCTGGATTCAAACTAGCCGAGTGTTTAGTATGGGTAAAGAATGCATTTGTTATGGGACGACAAGATTATCATTGGAAACACGAGCCAGTATTATATGGATGGAAGCCAGGAGCAAGTCATTATTTCATAAATGATAGGTCACAAAGCACAGTATTAGAGTTTGATAAGCCAATAAGAAACGAAGAACATCCTACTATGAAACCTATCGATTTAATTACTTATTTGATAAATAATTCAAGTAAAAAAGATGAAATTGTATTGGACCTTTTCGGAGGTAGTGGAACAACGATGATTGCTTGTGAGCAGACTAATAGAAAAGCCTTTATTATGGAATTAGATCCAAGATATTGCGACGTTATTGTTGATAGATGGGAAAAGTTTACTAATCAGAAAGCCGAACTAATCAACGAGGAATAGTTATGAATGATAATTTCATAAAAAAAGATACTTTCGAGAGATTATGTGCATTGCAATGTGAATTAAAAGAAATTGCCGGAGCATTTGGAGTATCAGAGGAACAGGTAAGAGTGTGGTGCAAGAATGTTTATCATAATGATTTTGAGGAGGTATATAGAAGATTATCTAATAAAGGCAAAATATCAATTAGAAATTTACAATTCAAATTAGCAGAAAAAAGTCCAACAATGGCTATCTATTTAGGAAAAGTTTATTTGAATCAAGATGACAAAGGTCATCAAGAAAATAAAGATTAAGAGGTTGATAAAGTGAAAGAAAAAATCGATAAAGCATTAGAAATAACAACGATTATAGTATTTGTTTCTATTTGTATCGCAGGAATATTATTTTTAATAGCATTTAAAGAAATGCTTAACGATCATAGATGTTATAACTTACCACTAAATGAATTCTACCAGGACAAAAAATGTGAGAAATATTGGGATATGAAGAATTGGAGTGATGAAATTGGAAAATAAAAGAAATTGTAACTCTTGTAAATATTCTATTTTTTCAAGATGTGAAATCTTAAAAAAAGAATTTCCAGATGAGAAAGATAGGAAAGCAAAATATAAATTTATGGATAATTTTATATGTGAAAAGTTTAAAAACATGTATATTGAATATCCAATACAAGTTAATGATATAGAACACGACGAAAGAAAGTCATTATTATATCTGAAAGAAATTGGTAAATATTGTAAAGTTAGGTATTGTAATGACGATAAAACATATTTAGGTTTATTTTTAGGTGAATTGCCTGTTGGAATTTCAATTGTTTATAAAGAAGATACTAAAGCATTGAATGCATCATTTAGAAATAATCCGGCTATATTTGTATTTGAATTAAACAAAATAATATATGGATGTGAGAGTTGGTGGAGCATAATTGAAAAAGAAGAAGATTTAAAAGATATTACTGACGATGATATAAACAACGTATGGTATGTAAAAGCATTGAAACAATTATCTAATAGTGAAACAATTAAATATAAACCGGCATCAAATAGAAAGCATAAAACACCTAAAAACTTTGTTGATGATGAATTAAAAGAGGTGAAAATATGAGCAATGAAAAAATTATAAATCATAGGGAATATGCTAGAGAATATTTTAAAAAACGTAATTTAACTTATAAAGATATTGGCATGAACGATTTATATAAATTGATTGAAATATTAAATAGAGAAATATTTGAAGATAATATTCTAATTATGATTAACGAGCCGAAATTAAAAGGATCAAAAAGAAATATATTCTTAGATAAAAATAATAATGTTGTATCTGCATTTTTGAGATGTAAAGGAAATTATTTTGAAGATAGAGAGGCTATTTCATTTAATGAAGATGGATTTATTGGATTTTGTGGTTGGGCAGATATGAAAAGAACTGAAATATTTACAAATGGTTTCATTGAGTGGTGTAACTATTTGAAAAATAATGTATAGGCAAATATGCTAAATGATAATACAGATATTTGGTATTTATTAAGTGATTTTTTCTATAAACATAAATGCAGCAATGGTTTTATTGATCCTAATGATCTAGATTTTCATGGATTTAAGAAAAATAATTGCCTTTATGGGGTAAGACGTATAAATGATCATAATTTTAAAATCAGACAATGGAATATAAAGACAGATAAAGAACAATTATTTGATAATATCGAGTCTTTGGAAAAAGTAATTGAAAAATTGGAGGAATTGATAAAGTGTTAAATGATAAAGAATATATGGATTGGCTTAAATCCACTCGCAATTTAATAAATAAGTATAACTTACAATCTTTAAAAATTGATGTGAAAACAATGCATCAATATAGTGAAAAGGAAAAACGAATAAAAGAAAAATATATGATTCATATAAAAATATTAGATAATCACAAATTTACTATGGAAGATAAAACTTACGATATATTGGAGGGATAATATGGAAAAAGAAAATATTACATGGTTTAGAGTAGATCAAAATACAGATGCAGAACAATTATTTAATTTCTTAATGAGATATGTTCCAATGGGACAAGTATTAGATTTGTACAAAAGAATTAAACATGAAATAGAGGGGTAATTATGAAATATACATTTGGAGATATTGTTATCGTAGACGATATAGAAATAGGTGTCATTGTTAAATGTTGGATACATAATACTGATGTCGGTAAAGAGTTTAATTACGATGTTTATGTAAGAGAATATAACGGAATTAAAAAATATAAAGAAAAAGAAATCGAAAGATATATGGTAAGACATAAGTATTTATCAGAAGAAGAACAGGAGTATCAATATAATGCCATAAACGGCTTATAAATTGACCTCAAAAATATTAAAAAGTATCATAAACAAAAAATAGGCATTAAAGCCTTATAATATCTAGCAAAAGTAAGCATTAGTTAGGTGCAATATAATATAGTACATATCTTGCATCGAATATATAGTGGAAAAGAGGTGAATATATGGCATGACAAAAGATGAATTAAGATCTAAATTAGATGAATTTATTGAGAATGAAGAATTGGAAGAGTTAGCAGACAAAACAATTCAAAGTTATAGAAATGCAGTTAATAAATTTATTGATTATTTACCTAATGATTTTGAAATCAATAAAAAATTAGTTATGGATTGGAAAAAACAAATGCAAAAAGATGGTTTTGCTCTTAAATCAAGAAATCAATTTATTGTTGTTGTAAATAAATTCTTATATTTCTTGGATATGAAAGATTATAGAGTTAAATTATTTAAAGAACAGGAAAAATCTAATTTGGAAGAATATATTGAGCCACAAGAACATAAACGAATGTTAAGATGGGCTAAAAAATTAAATAATATGGAAGCTTATTATATAATTAAAGTTTTTGCAACGTCTGGAGCGAGGGTAAGTGAATTAAAATATTTTACTGTTGAAAATTTAGATAGTAATTATATTAAAGGTGCTTATAACAAAGGCAAAGAAAGAATTTTAATTATGACAAATGAATTAAGACGAGAATTAAAGCATTATTGCAAAGATAGAAAGATTAAAACAGGTCAAATATTTAGAAGTACAGATGAAAAATTTATAAATGATCCTAATAAGATGATAAATGTATCGACAATTTGGCGATGGTTGAAAAAGATAGCACGTGCAGCAAAGATTAATCCTAATAAAATCCATGCACACGCATGGCGACATTTATTTGCAAAACAATGTAAAGAAAATGGCATCGATTTAGACGAATTAGCCGATATATTAGGACATAAAAATATAAACACAACGGCTATATATACAAAAACCTCAATGAAAGAGAAGAAACAAAAATTAGAAAAAATAAGGTATTAAAAATTGGAGGTATTTATATGAAAGATGAAATAATAGTTATCGAAAATCAAGCATCTCAATTATTATCAGAAAAAGATGCTATCATAGAACAAATCAAAAAGAATAATGTTGCTAGGAGTATGGTTTCAACAGAGCATTTAATTTGTACAATTTCAATTATGAAAATACCAGGTGATCAAGAAAGAAAAATTAGATTATTTGAAGAATTAGACAAATTAGCAGGAGTTATGGAATGATAATCTACTTTCTAATAGGTTTCATAATTGGTTATGTTGGCTTAGATCTATATTGCAAATTTAATGAAGAAAAGGTGATAAAATGGAAGGAAAAATGGAGTTCGAGGAATTCGAAGAAAAATATCAAACATTAACAACAAAAGAACAAGAAAAAGTTGCTATTGAATTAGTAAAAAGTGTTTTGCAAGATAAAGACCAGGTAAATTCAACAGTTTTTTCTAAAATGGTAGATATTCATTTAATCCAAAATTATCCAGATACAGAATATTATGAAATAATACCATTACAACGAAATACGATTGTAGAAAATCGATATTCGTATGAAGAATTTTTAATCAGAAAGAAAAAAGCTTAATAAATATCAAAATAGTAATCATAACTTACATGAATTATAGAAAGTAAGGGGTGATGCTTATGTATGAAAAATACCACAGAAGTTGGTATTTGATGATTTTATCACAAAGAGATTTAGAAGATTCACAATCAAAATTAGATCAGATAGAAGAAGAATTAGTCAAAACAACAATATCGATGAAATCAGATATTACAGGAAAAGGTGGTTTTTCTGATAAAATGGCTTCATTGATTGCTAAAAAAGTTGATTTAGAAGATATTATCAAAGCACAGAGGACTTTATATAATACTCGTAAAAAAAGAATGAAAAAAGATTTAAGAAAACTTAAAGCAAGCGATGATGTTATGGATGACATTTATAGACGTAAATTTGTAGACAAAGAAAAAGTAAAAAATATCGCTAGGGGGGTAAACTTTTCGAGAGAATACACTTACGACTTAATATCGAGAATTCGCCGTAAAATTGACGAAATTCAAGACGAATTGAGGACAAAAAATAAAAAGTAAACATCTTACAAAATCTTACAAAACTTGTGTTATAATGTTATTGTGAGATTATTATAAAATGGCTTACATCTGTTAGTTCTTTACTCACAGTTTGGAACTTATAGAGGTTTTGAGTGTTGCACCAATTAAGCAATGCTTTTTTTTTAATTTTTTTTTGAAAGGTGGTGCGAAAGTTATGAGTAAGAAAGATGCAAAGAATACACCAGCTAAAAAGGATGATTCAATGGTAGAGGTAAGAGTAATCAACAATTTCCTAGACAAAACAAAAAATAAAAAGTTCATGTCAGTTGATACTGTTTATAAGACAGATAAAGACAGAGCTGATGAATTAGTTAGACTAGGTTATGTTGTATATGTTGCCGAAGATCCAAATGCTAATGGTAATGTAGATCCAAATGCTGATGGAAACGAAGATCCAAATGCTGATGGAAACGAAGATCCAAATGCTGATGGTAATGTAGATCCAAATGCTGATGATTCAAATGTCCCAAACGAATAACAGATGATAGTTTCTATCATACAACCGCTTGGAAAAAGAAACGTCTTGAAATATTAAGACGTGATAACTATGAGTGTCAACGATGTAAGTCAATGGGTAGAGTTACAACTAATAATCCACATGGCAAAGGGAAGAAGGTCAAGATAGAAGTTCACCACAAGAAAGAACTTAAAGACTTTCCAGAACTTGCACTTGTAAATAGTAATTTAATTACTTTATGCACGAGATGTCACAATGAAATTCACGAAAGGTTTAAATATCAAGTATCAAAGAAATTTACTAACGTCGAACGTTGGTAAATATATCCCCCCGGTCAAAAAATTCACCATCAATTTGGGGGTGAAGTAAACGTGAGGGGGCAGTGACTTTGGAGGAATTTCAAAAAAATTCATGTGAAGGGGGGTGGTGTATATGGCAGCCGCTCAAGAAACTAAAAAATCAAAAAAGAGATTATCCGGTACAAGAGGGAAAATCTATAAAAGTTTAAAAGAGCAATTAGAACTTGCTGATAATTATAACGATTACACAGAGGATCTATTAAGAGATTACATTACGATGTATGATACCAAATGCAAACTCGCCCAGGACATCGAAGATAGAGGTGTATCTTTGGAATATGACAACGGCGGTGGACAAAAAGGTCGTAAGAGCAATCCTAGTATTGATCTTATGAATCGTACGAATGCACAAATGCTAAAACTACTTGATGCACTTGGATTAAAGCCGTCAAAGATGCTTACAAAATCGCCAGATGATGGTGATGATGATGACGAGTTGTAGTAATAAGTATGTACAAGAATATTTTGATTTAGTAGAATCTGGTAAGATTATAGTTTGCAACAAAGTCAGACAAAATATTGAGTTAGTTAAGGCTAAACTCAATGAAGATGTTTACTTTGAAGATGAGAAAATCGAAAAATCGATAAGAGCCATTGAAAAATATTTTTTTAAATTATTTCCGTTCCAAAAATACATCTTAGCATGTATTTTTTTACGTTATAAAGCCGATAATAAATTGGTTTTTAAAGAATTTTATCTTAAATTAGGACGTGGAAATGGAAAAAATGGTTTAATATCCGCTCTTGCTTTTATTCTGATTTCAAATATCAATAATGTTATGAGTTATAATGTTGAAATCATAGCAAATAGTGAAGAACAAGCAATGACATCTTTTGAAGATGTTTACAATGTAATTGATGATCCTCACAATGCTAAATTAGCAAGTAAATTTGTTTATACAAAGGAAAAAATCACATTTAAAAAAACACGATCAAGGCTAAAATTCTATACATCCAATCCAAAAACTAAAGATGGTGGTCGTCCAGGCTGTTTAATTTTCGATGAGATTCACGCTTACGAAAGTTTTAAGAATATTGACGTTCATACATCAGGTTTTGGTAAGAAGCCAGATAGTCGTACATTTATGATTACGACTGATGGTAATGTAAGAGATGGAGTTTTAGATTCATACGATGGTGAAGCCGCTTGTGTTTTAGATGGCTCAATACCGAATTCAAGAATGTTCCCGTTCGTATGTGAACTAGATGATCCAGAAGAAGTTGATAATCCAAAGATGTGGGAAAAGCCATGTCCAGCGATTAACTATTTACCAGAATTAAAACAAGAAATGCTTGATAAATATCAATCAATGCAAATTCGTCCTCACGAAAGAAATGAATTCATGACTAAAAGAATGAATTTACCACATCGTGATGAAGCAACCGCAGTTGCTAAATGGGAAGATATAGAGGCTACCAATCAAGAAATACCAAATTTAGAGAATTATACCGCAGTCGGTGGAATCGACTATGCGGAGGTACGAGATTTTTGTGCAGTAGGACTATTATTCAAGAAAGATAATAAATATATCTGGTTACATCATACTTTTATTTGTGGCAAAAGCCCTAATTTAAAGGCTATTAAGTTCGATATTGATTTAGCAATTGATAAAGGCATAGCAGAGATTACTAATGGAAATACAATAGATCCGGAATTAGTCGTATGTTGGTTTTTAAATGCTCTAAAAAAATATGGAATTAAAAGAATTGCGATGGATAGATTCCGTTATAATGTATTAAAAGATACATTTAATAAATACGGTATTTATCCGCAAGACAAAGAACATCCAGACGGACTACTCGTGTTGATAGGTAATGGTTACATTACACATAACAAAGTTGCCCCACTAATTGATGAGATATTTGCTAATCACAAAATAATTTATGGCGATGATCCGATGATGAGATGGTACACCAACAATACCTATGTTGATGTTGATAAAAAAGGTAATAAATCTTATAAAAAAATCGAGCCTAAATTAAGAAAAACAGATGGTTTCATGGCACTTGTTGCAGCAATTAGTATTGAAAATGAAATTCCGTTTGATACAAGCGGAGCAGAATTACTTGGTGCAATAACATTTTAGGAAAGGTGGGATTTTATGGGATTTTTTAATTGGTTAAAATTTGCTTTTACCAAAGATGGAATCGCCGATTTATCCGAAACCTTTGATTCAGATGTTTTGCTTGAAGTGTATTATAAAGAATTGGCTATATTTAGTGCAATCAATCTTATTTCTAAAGGTTTAGCGAATAGTACATTTAAGACTTATCACAAAAACAAAGAAATTAAGAAGGATAATTATTATTTATTTAATATTGAGCCTAATCCAAATCAAAATGCACAGGAATTCTGGAATCAAGCAATATATAACCTCGTTTATAACAACGATGTTTTAATTATCCAGGCTAATGGATATTTTTATGTTGCAGATTCATTTATTAAAGGCGATAAAGTGTTATATCCTAATGATTTTACTGATGTTCAAATCGGTACATTAACGATGAGAAAAAAATATTTTCAAAATGAGGTATTTTATACAAAATTAAATTATCGTAAAGTGTCGGAACTTATTGACGGTTTATATTCTTCTTACGGAAAACTATTATCTCATGCAATGAAAGATTATAGTAAAAGGGGAGGTATAAAAGGTCAAGTTAAATTATCAACGGCTTTTTCGCAAAGGTTTAATGACCAAGAAAAGTTAAGACAATATATTCACGATAAATTTAAGAGTTATTTTGATTCTACTAATGCAGTAATGCCAGTTGAAGACGGATTCCAATTTATTGAATCAGATAAATTGAAATCGACAACTAATAGTGAAGAAATTAACAAACTTATTGATGAAATATTTTCTATAACAGGAATTGCTTTTAATATTCCAAAAGGTTTACTTATGGGAAATCTAGCAGATTTAAAAAGTTCTATCGAGAGTTTTCAAACTTTTTGTTTAGATCCAATATCAAATATGTTTGAAGATGAAATCAATCGTAAATTATATGGAAAAGATGCATATTTATCTGGAACATGTTTAAGAATTGATACATCGTCATTAAAACACATCGACATATTAGAAACGGCATCTAATCAAGAGGCACTTATTAGGAATGGTTATAGTCCTAATGAGGTAAGAAAAATTGTAAAATTCGATCAGGTAGATGAGGAATGGGCTAATACACACTATATAACTAAAAATTATAGTGCAGATTTAAGCAAAGAAAATGAGAAAGAAGGTGAACAGGCATGAAACAAACATTTATGAAATTCATAGATAACGAAGAAACCGAAGAAGCAGAATTATTTATCTATGGTGATATAGTAGATTTTGCTTGGTGGGATGAAGATGTATCAGCAAATGATATTCGTAAAAAACTAGACGAAACAAATGCAAAAACAATCAACGTGCACATCAATTCGTTAGGTGGAGATACTTTCACAGGTGTAGCAATTTATAATTTGTTAAGAGAAAAAAGCAAGACATCAAAAATAGTAACGTATGTTGATGCCATTGCCGCTTCCGCAGCATCTATAATTGCAATGGCAGGTGATGAAATTGTCATGCCAAGTAATACTCTTATGATGATTCATAATTGTTGGACTCTTGGTGTCGGAAATGCTAACGAATTAAGAAAAGTTGCTTCTGATATGGATAAGATAATGGATGCGGTAATTCAATGTTATTTATCAAAAGTAAAAATAACAGAAGAAGAATTGCGAAACTTACTTGATGAGGAAACTTATTTAACCGCTCAAGAAGCATTAGAAAAAGGCTTCTGTGATAAAATTATCGAGCTAAAAGAAGATAGCAAAGAGATTCAACAAAATGCTCTTTCAAGTCTAGTAAGAATCGTAAAAAATTCAAAAGAAAAATCAAAAGTGGTAAATGAAACAAATTTAATTGTTTCAAATAAAATAGTTGAAAATAATAGCAAAGAGGAAAGTGATATTAAATCACTTTTTAATTTGAAGTAATTGGAGGGATTTTAATGAAAAACAAGGATTTAGAAACTATTACAAAAGATGAATTAAAAAGTAAAGCATTAAATGCTATCAGAGAAGGAAAAGCCGAAGAATTCGTGGATGAAATCACAAGTTATTTTAATGTATTAGCAGATGAGGTTAAGGCAGAATATGAATCAGCAATCGCAAGTAATGACAAAGAAATATTATCAAAAAGAGGTGTTAGAGTATTAACATCAGCCGAGGAAAAATATTATAAATCATTAGCAAATGCTATGAAAACAAAATCAGCATTAACTGATATTGAAATGCCAAGAACAATTATTGATAGTGTGTTCGATGAATTAGAACATGATCATGAATTGTTACAAAAAATTAATTTCCAAAATGTTACAGGTATTACAGAAATCATTGTTCGCAATGGTGATGTAGAAGCAGCATGGTGGGGTGCTTTAACAGATCAAATCAAAAAACAATTAGCATCAGCATTTAAGAAAATTACAACTGATGCTAAAAAGTTATCAGCATATATTCCTGTTGCTAAAGCACATTTAGATCTTGGACCTACATATCTTGATATGTTTGTAAGAAGATTCTTACTAGAATCATTATCAATTGGTCTTGAAAATGCTATTGTTACAGGTGATGGTAAAGATAAGCCAATCGGTATGGATAGAGACCTAAAAGGTAGTGTTGTAGAAGGTGTATATCCACAAAAAACAGCAAAAGAAATTACTGATTTAGATTTAGTTACATTAGGTGGTTTAATGGCTGATTTAACTAATGATGGTAAGAGAAAAGTTGCAAGTGCTTTATTTATCGTTAACCCATACGATTATTATTCTAAAGTATTACCTAAAATTTATTATCGTACAGATGATGGACGTTGGGTAAACAATTTACCATTCCCTATCGAATTTGTACAATCATGCGAAGTTGCTAAAGGTAAAGCAGTTATCGGTATTGGTAAAAAATATTTCCTAGGTTTAGGCTCACAAAACAAAATTGATAAATCAGAAGAATATCATTTCCTAGAAGATGAAACTGTATATCTTGCTAAATTATATGGTACAGGTATGCCATTAGATAATACATCATTCATCTATCTTGATATTTCTAAAATTACAACACCAACTGTTTAATGAAATGTGAGGTGATAGATCATGGAAAAATCGCTAAAAGAGAAATTTCCATATTTTGAAGAAATCAAAAGACACTTGGCTATCACTTGGGATGATGAGGACACTAACCTTACAATAAGAGATTATATAATCGATGGACAGAATCACCTTAAAACTATTAGTGGTGATTCCGCCATCGATTTTAATACCGATATAGAAGCAAAAAGATTATTAAAAGAATATTGTAGATACGCCAGAAATTATAGTATTGAAGCATTTAATCATAATTTCCAGGACGATCTATTGAGGTTTCAAATAGCACATGCCGTTGACGATTATGGTAAAACACCAGACGTATAACGATGGTATTTTGAAATATTATTCTTTGACACCAAAATATAATGCTTCTAAAAAGAAAATCGGTGATGAAAAAACTTATAAAGGCAAATTAAATTATGAATTAGCATATAAAAGGCAGCAAGATTATGACTTTGCAGAATCTAAAAGTAAAAAGCTTGATATGAAAGTAAAGACACCTAAAATTGCATTTAATACAGATTATATTATTGAGTTAAATAATGAATTCTATGAGTGTTATTTATGCGAAGATAGTGACAAATTTAGTAATTATCTTTATTTACAGAAGGTGACATTATGACAGATGAAAAAATAGTTAATAAGTTAATAGAAATCGGATACGAGCCATTTCAATATGATGCTGATCCAGATGAATTAAAAGGCTACAACAAATATTGTGTTTATTATCCTCATAGCTTGAGAAAACAAGATAAACACATATTTCATCAAATAATAGAGTTTGTTTTTGTTAATGAAACAGAAGATTTTGACGAAGTAGCAATAATCGACGCATTGGAAGAAACAGGTCTTTTCTTTGACGATGGTGATTATGGAAGATTAAAAAAAGTTGCAGGTGGCGATATAGTTAATTCATTAAATTTAAGGTTTGCACGTCCTAAAAAAAGAAAGTGTGTTTATTAGTTAATGGAAACAATATTCAAATTAAAGGATGATGATCTTCAAAAATTAGTTGATTCTATCATGAAGATTCCAGATCTTGCAGAGAGCATCATGAATGATTATTTACATAATCAAGGTGCTAATATTGTCATTGACAAAATAACAGAAAGGATGCCAGTAGGTGTCAACAATAACAAAAAATATAAAGGCTATCCTCGAACTCATGCAAAGTATTCGTTAAGTTTAACTTTTACTAAAATGAATTTAGGATTCGCAATTAAAACATCACGATCACCATTTTTCGGGTATTTATATTTCCCAGCTTTTGGTGAAGGTACATCGAAACACAATGCACCTAACTTATTTTTTGAAGAAGGAGCAGAAAGTGCAAGAGAGCCAATCGTTGATGAATTAGCAAAATTGCTTGAAGGAAAAATTAAGGAGGGATTAAGCAATGGCAAGTAATACATTACAAGTTTTTGATGAATGTAAAATCACAGAAACACATGTTAAATCATACGATCGTAAAACCGGTGCTTTAGCAACAGAAAAGGCTACAAAATTAGGATGCACAGGTAAACTAGAAATTTCATCAGAATATAAAACAATAGTTAAAAATTGTGAAGGAGTAGAACAAAAAAGTGTTAAGAAAATTACTAAATTAACAGGTACTATTATAAATATATATAATGGATAA